AAATCAAGTCGACAAGGCGGACTGGGTTTACGTCCTCGACCCCGACGAGCTGATTGTCCCTTATCGCCTTGAAAATCCGTATGATTTTCTTGACAGGCAATGGGAATGCGACGCGGTAGTGGCCTGCATGTATCAGGTCTATCGGCACGTTACCGATAAAGACCTTGACCCGGCACAACCGGCATTGCCTCAGAGATTGCATGGTGACCTCGATTTGACATGCGATAAGGTGACGAAATATCAAGATTCTAACATCCATTACTGCAAGCCGATTGTAGTGAGGCCGGAAAAAGCCTTCATGGAAGTCGGCAATCATCGGATTATTAAAGATGCTGTTTACTCTAAGGAATTTTTTATAGGCAGTCACTGGCAGCATGCCGACCCCACCTTGGCCGTTACAAGAAGGCTACGGAACCGGAGCAGGCTTTCTCGGAATAACCTCAACAGGGGTTACGGTTTTCAGAACTGGGAGATAATGGAAGAAGACATATTGGCTATTTGCGAATCGCATAAACATGATCCATTGATAGGAGTATTGTCTATATGAAAACCATGAAACTCGATAAAGAGACACTATTTTATGGATATTTTCCCCCTTACGATAAATACCTATATCGTCTCCTAAGGGGGAATGCTGGTGATTGGAAATCAGTCGAAAAGGAATATGACGAAGAAATTCCCATGGACGAACTACAGGATAGAGTAATAAGCCCCATGAGGGAGTATTTAAATAATGTTGAGTAAACTCCGTGCTCTGGCATTTGAGATTAACGATATGTGCTGTTTGGGGCATTTTCATTCTCAATGCCCGCGCAACGCAGAGCGATTCAGGGGCCTGGACGATACTTCGGCCATGACGATAGGCGATATGGCCGCCTTTGCCCGTTTCTGTAAGGATAAGCATGGTTTTCAGGGCAAGATTCAGGTGCAATATTACAACGAACCACTGGCAACACGGGCAAGACTTTTAAGATTGGTCGAGGCACTCCCCGAATTTAAGTTCATTCTCTGGACAAACGGCGTGCATCTGACCAACACAGACCTGGCAAACGGCTTTCTTGACAAGTTTTCAGAGGTAATGATAACGATTTATTACATGAACCCCGTATCGGCGAAGTTCTGTCTTGACCTAAGGACGGCATATCCGCAAGTAGACGTGCAGAGAGCGAACATGGATGATCGGAAAAACGAGGAATTGGAACCCGTTTTTAATCCATTAATCACTTCTTGCGAACGGATGCCATACTGGGAGATAAATTTTGATTACTACGGAAATGGTCATATATGCTGTGGCGACTGGCGGGGCGAAATCAATATCGGCAATATTAAAAAAGACGATTATGATGATATTCTTAACAAGTGGCGTCCGATAAGCTTTGCGCTCTCTCAAGGATGGAATGAAAAAACATTTGACAAAATCCCTAACGTATGCAAACTATGTACCACCCGTACACACGATATGTCGCGGCTCGGTGACAGAAGGATTGTATAATGGCAGCCAAAAAGCAGAAAAAAGCAATAGATGAATTTCTAAAGACGGCAAAGAAGCGGCTCAAGCGCGAAATGGACGCCGACCGCCACAACAGGCAGGCCGCAATCAGCGACCTCAAATTCCGGCACGGCGCAGATGATGCGCAATGGGATGAGGGAAAAGCCGCCGAAAGAAAATCATGGGGCGGGTGCGCCCTTACAATCAACCTGCTCGGCGCTTTTGTTGACCGTGTAGTCGGCGATATGCGGCATTTAAGGCCGCGAGCCGATGTAAAACCCGTCGACTCAAAAGGCGATCCCCGTATTGCCAAGATCAGGAAGGGCATCATTTGGGATACCGAGTATCAGAGCAACGCTGAAGCCATTTATGATTATGCCGGAGAGATGAACACAACTTGCGGCTATGGAGCATGGCAGGTCAAGACCCGCTATTCCGAAGACAATCCATTCATACAGGAAATCTATTTAGAATTACTCCCTAATCCGTTTGTTGTCTATCTGCAACGAAAGAAATGCCCTGTTTTCTCTGATGCTGGATATGGTTTCGTCCTCGATAAGATGCCGATAGAGGAATTTAAGGAAGAATATCCTGATGCCGCCGTCCCTGATGCCTCCCTTGATGCGGGGCCGGGAATGACAAACGAAAACTGGGTCGATAAGGATACTGTCACGGTTGCCGATTACTATGTCGTTGACGAAGAAAAGGCGACGATGTGTCAGCTTTCTAACGGCGATTTTTACGAGAAAAGCGAGGCGGAGGAAAAGGTAAAGGACTGGCAGGAATCAAAAAAGAAACTCGACGCCGCGAAACAACAGCTATTGACCGAAATACAGGCTCAGGCTGGGCCGGACGTTACCCTTGAAGACGATGGCAGGATAATGAAGGGCGGAAACATGATCAAGCAGATACCGCTTCCGCGGATCGGCGAGGAAATAAAAATCGCCAAATCAAAGGAATGGGGCAAGCGCAAGATAAAGCATTATCTTATTTCCGCAGTTGAGATATTGAGCGAGGCCGGACTTGACGGTGAGGATGTACCGGGCGGATTTATCCCGTTGATTCTCTTGCAAGGCAAGCAGTACAACATTGAGGGGAAGAATTTTGTAAAGAGCTACATCAGGGATGCGAAAGACCCGCAAAAATTAATAAATTACTGGGAAACCAGCACAGCGGAAACTATCGCGTTAGCCCCCAAGTCGGAATGGCTCGGCACGGATGAGCAGTTTGAAGGGTATGAGCAGGACTTTCTTTCGGCAAACCGCATGCACATACCGATGCTGAAGTATAAGCCGCAAGTCTATAAAGACCACCTTGTACCGCCTCCCGAAAGGGTCAGCCCGGCACAGCCCCCGGTAGGCATGTTTGAGCAGTCTAAAAGGGCGCATGATAATCTAAAATCTGTACTGAACGCTCACAATATGGACATGAGAGACGAGGGCCGCGAGCTTTCCGGTGTTGCACAGAGGGGGAAACAGAAGCCTTCAGATATGGCGACTTTTGTTTTCCATGACAACCTTGCAAGGGGAATAACGCTGAGTGCGAAGATTATTAACTCCATGATAGCGGAAGTGTTCGATACGGAAAGGGATGCGAGAGTAAGGAATGACGATGATACGGAATCCTTCCAGCCTATCAACACCACGGCCAAATCCGCGCTGGATACCGTCAATGGCAATCCTGCCCGGTACAGGGGAACCGACGTAAACGATTTAAAAAAGATGATCAAGTCAGGGCAGGGTCACAAGAAATTTAACGATGTTACGGTAGGGAAATACGGCGTGGTCATTACCACCGCTCCATCTTACGCGACACAGCGGCAGGAATCGACGGAGCTATTGGGCAAGATCATGCAGACGAACCCGCGCCTGATGAGCATATTCGGCGATATTTACGTCAAGGGCCTTGATGTTTTGAACGCGGACGTTATCGGCGCAAGACTTGAAAGAATGTTGCCTCCGGGCCTGCTTATCCCGAAAGAAGGCGAAGCCCCGAAGCCGCCATTGCCTCCGGCTCCGGCATTGCAGGCACAGATTGAAAAGGCAAAGGCGGCGACAGTCAAGGCTCAGATCGAAAAAGAAAAGCTGAAAATTGATCAATTAAAACTCTTGAAGGAACTGAAAGATTCAGATAGCGAAATTAGAAGCGTTGTGATACAGGTATTGAAAGAGTTTAACGCGCCTCCGGGTCAGCATCCCGCAGATCAGCTTTTAGCTACACAGGACATGATTAAACAGCAGGCCACGCAGAGGATCCAGCAAGAGGGCATGGGACGGATGGACGGCGGGCAGGAGATGGGATGATGACCGTTAAACACGCTGACCGTCAGGCAAAAGAGAAGGCATGGGCGGAGTTTATGGAGCGGAACGGCAGTACTCATCCATTGTTGTTCAATGACGACCTGAAGCGTAAAAAGGTTATTGAATCCCTCAAGGCAATAGAGGGCGTTAAAAGAATTTTGCAGGAGGTTTTAAAGTAGAAGGCAAAAGATAGCTTAACCCTTATTTTGCAAGCAAGGACAGAGGCTACTTTCGGAGGAATCCGGGGTAGCCTTTTTTATTTAAACATTAAGACAAAAGAAAGGAAAAATCGATGGAAGAAACCACGCAGCAAGCCGTAACCGATGTGTCGGCAACATCAACCGAAACGCAAGCAACAAAAACACCTGAGCAAATTGAGGCCGAAAAAGCGGCGTCGGCTGTCGCAACTCAGGCGGAAAAAGACAAGACTTCTCAAACCCCCGATGACAAAGGCTCGGAGCCGGAGAAGGAAAGTAAGGCGGTTAAGGAACTCAAGGAGCAAAGACGCAGAAGGCAGGATGCCGAAAGAATCGCTCAGGAAAAGATCGAGGAAGCAGCTTATCTGCGCGGCAAGCTGGAATCGCAGCAGACAACTACGGCCAGAACGACCGCACAGGCAGCAGACGGCAAGCCCGTTGAGCCGAAGATCGAAGCCTTTGAGGATTATAACCAGTTTGAAGCGGCAAGGGGTCGTTATTACATCGACGCAGCTAAATGGGAAATGAGGCAGGAATATACCGCGACGGTTCAAAAGACCGCAACGCAGCAGAGAGATGCGACATTCAATTCGCGCATGGCAGAGGCTATTGAAAAAGACCCGGACTTTGCGGAAGTGGCGACATCTCCCTCTTTTAAATCCATTGTCTTAAGCCCGATAGAGTTTGATGTAATCAGAGAAAGCGAGGTAGGCCCGAAGATTTTATTCTACCTCTATAACAACCCCGCAGAAGCCGCAAAAATTGCAAGACTTAGCCCCTTTACAGCGGCAAAAGAGATCGGCCGGATTGAGGACAAGATTCTTAATCCTCCGAAAACAGAAACGAAAAAAATCAGCGACGCACCGGCTCCGATAACGACCGTCAAACAGGAACGGGCAACAGTGGAAACAGACCTCACCAAAGTATCTATGGAGGAATTTGCCCGGCTGAGGAGACAGGGGAAGGCGGCGGGCTGAGTAATATAAAGGGGATAACATATGCCAAACACTATACTTACTCCCGTTGAGGTAACACGGGAAAGCCTTGTTATCCTGCATACGATGACAACCTTCATTGCAGGAATCAACAGGGAATATTCAAAACAGTTTGCCCAGACAGGGGCGAAAATAGGCTCAACTATCAATATCCGTCTGCCTAACCGTTACTATGTAAGTGACGGCGCTGCTCTTGACCCACAGGCAACCAGCGAGACTTACGTTCCGCTGACCCTGAATCACCAGTGGCACACGGATATGGCTTTTACGACAATGGAACTGACGCTGTCTCTTGACGATTTCAGCAAGCGGATAATCGCACCGGCAATTCGCAAGCTGGTTACGTATATCGACTGGACGGGGCTGGCACAGGTTCTAAATATTTACAATAACGTCGGAACTCCGGGCACGACTCCGGGCACGACTTCCGCGCTTACAACGCTGGCGTCTCCGGCATCTCCGCAGATATTTCTAAATGCAGGCGCTTATCTGGATGCTTTTGCAGCTCCTGACGATGGCATGAGGCAGATTGTTATTACGCCGATAGCCAATGCACAGTCAGTTGCAGGACTTTCGGGATTGTTCAATGCACAGGAAGTCATTGGCGAGCAGTACAAGAAAGGCGTGATGGTTCCTTCGTTAGGGTTCAGGTTCTATCGTGACCAGAACATTAACTACCTGACCACGGGGACGCATGCGATTTCCGGTGCTACTCCGACCGTAAACGCCGCTAACCAGACAGGGGCTTCACTCACTACGGCGGGCTGGACTGACGGCACTACGCAGATGACTGTCGGAGAAACCTTCACGATTCAGGGCGTCTATTCAGTCAACCCGGAAAACCAGCAGTCAACAGGGCTTCTGGCAAACTTCACGGTAACATCGGCGGTAGCTTCTTCCGGCGGTGTGGCGACGATCGGCATTTCACCGTCAATCATCGCGATTGGTGCTAATGTGGCCAATGGAACCGTTACGGCTTCTCCTGCCCTTAATGCAACTATCGCATTCACGAGCGGCGCGGCCAACACAGCTTTTCCGTTAATGATTGCAAACCACAGGGATGCATTCACGCTCGGAACGGCAGATTTAGAAATGCCGGAAGGTGTGCATTTTGCAGGACGTGAAAACTTCGAGGGAATCTCCATGAGGTTAGTGCGTCAGTATCTAATTAACAGCGATCAGATCCCATGCCGTGTTGATGTTTTGGGCGGTTTAGCAACGCTCAGGCCAGAACTCGGCGTAAGAATTTTGGGATAGGGGGGTGAAATATGACTATACCTACAACCAACAGCAACGTTCCTAACCTCGAAACCACGCAAGAGATTCAGTATATCGGAAGTTCTTACGATGGCGTAGATGTCGGGCCAACTGCCTTAAGCAAGGTAGGATTTTTCGGAACCACGCCGATAGTGCAGAGGACTACACTTCCTTTGACTTCTGTCGGAACTTCGCAGCCGACTTCGACTGCGCCGTACGGGTTTTCAACCAGTTCACAGGGCAATATGATCGTCACGATGCTAAACGAGGTCATAGCCACGCTGAATACTGTGACCGGGCATGGCCTGCACAAATAGTAGTTGTTTAACCCTTTAGCCGAAAGTAGCCCGTCTGCGGGCGGGCTACTCTTTCACCATAGAAAGGCTTATAGATGGAACTCGACGATTTTTTAAACTGTAAGGACATGAAGCTGGCGATAGCGACGCCGTTCTATAACGTACAAGGATACTCGCCTTACATTACCAGCCTTGCAAAATCCGTATTGATGCTGGCGCGCTATACGGAAATGGAATTTGATTTCTGGCAGATTTCCGGCGATTCCTATATCGACCGGGCAAGAAACAGCCTCTGCAATGGGCTTTTGCGTTCCGACTTTACGCACATTTTATTCATAGATTCCGACGAGGGGTGGGACTTGCCGGGGTTTCTCAATATCGTCAAATCCCCCCACGACATAGTAGGAGCCGGATACCCCTGCAAGAACATATGGGACTTTTACGGGGTTGTGCTAAACAACGATGCACACGGCCTGCCTATCATCGATAAGGCAACGGGGGCAATATCGGCGCTCTGCATCCCGGCTGGATTTATGAAAATATCCAAGAAAGCCCTTTTGCAACTTGCCCCTCACGTGAGCACCTATACCAACCCTTACAACGGAGACGAAAAGGATTATGATTTTTTTAGCCGGATACAGCCGTTAGGCGAAGACGGTTCTTTTAATCTCAGGTGCGAAACAGCGGGCATTCCCCGCTGGGTAGAGCCGCGAACCATCATAAGTCATTGGGGTGTTTCGGAGCATAGAGGCAGTTATTACGAACACCTGTTCGGAAACATCAACAGGGCTTTCCCTATGGGGGGAGCCGGATGCATGGAAAATATGATGATCGGCAAGATAAAGGGGGAGAAAGATGCCAGAAGGGACGAAAGTGGACAAAGCCTACAAAGCATTGAAGAAAAAGGGAATGAACAGCGGGAAGGCGGCGAGGATAGCGCAGTCGCAGACGGGATTGTCCCTGCAGACGGGGAAGAAGCCGAAAACGATCAAGCGCAGCACGCCTGAAACAATGAAACAGTTTGTCAAACGCCGCAACAAGGGGAGGAATGCATAATGGCACGGGACGGACAGAAATCAAAAAAGATTTACGACCATTTGGTTAGACATGGGAACTCAAAAGCCTATGCGGAAAAAGAAGCCTTGGAACGAACAGGGGAAGTGCCCGACAGCGGCGAGCCTATGGCTATTAAGCGCAAGAAGGCGAAATATCCCGAAACAATGAAGCAGTTCGTAGACCGCAGAATGAAAGAGAGGTCAAAATAATGGCAGAACAGAAAAGCACGGAATATCCGAAATGGATAAGCCATCCGGTAGAGGGTGACAAGATCGTCAACTCGGAAGATGAGGAAATAGAGCATGTCAAGCGGGGTTATTACGGCAGGTCAACCAAACTCAGCCAGATTCAGTTCCTTAAAAACAAGCGCGATCTTCTGATAAAAGACGTTGAGGTAATTGACAGCGAAATTGAAATCCTTGAACGGCAGGCAAAAGAGGAAGCCATGAAACGGGCAAAGGCAAAAGAAGAAATGGCCGCACAGCTCAAAAGGGAAGCCGCCGACATACACGAACAATTCAAGGAAGTTTTGACCGACCCCCCAAACCCGGACGACCTGACATGCAAGGTATGCGGCAAGGTCTGCAAGAATAAAATCGGTTACAGTGCCCATATGGTCACACATTCCGGCAAGGAGTAGGCCATGTTAGTCAGCGATATGCTCAATGCGTCAGCGCGTGTGTTGGGAGTTTTAGGGAAGGGCGAAACTCTGGACGCTTATGAAACTGCCGACGGCCTTCAGGCATTGAACATGATGCTTGATATGTGGTCATCTGAAAGGTTAATGCTTGCCGGGATGACGCTTGAAAACTTTCCCCTTGTGGCGGGGACGGCGTCCTATACCATCGGCTCCGGCCAGACGTTCAACACTACAAAGCCCCTTAAAATCAATGATGCCTACATACGGGATTCAAATAACAACGATTATCCTTTGGATATTATCTCGGAGGAAATGTACGACGCATTGCCGGATAAGGATTATGTTATCTCGTTGCCTGAATATCTCTTTTATGAACGCGGAGAAACAGAACAGGCCACGCAAACAGGCACGATATATTTGTATTCCATCCCTGATAAGCCATATACGCTCTTTATCGATTCCCAAAAGATACTGAGCGAGTTTGCTTCCGCAACAGTCAGCTTCACTCTTGAAGCGCCGTATGAAGAGGCGATCAAGTTTAATCTGGCCGTCAGGCAGTTTTACGAATATTACCCGCTAAAAGTTCCTATTCCGAAAGACCTGAAAGACCTCGCGGAAGATACCAAGATGAATATCAAGAGGCTTAATCATCAGATGCAGATTGCGACGCTCGATCTTCCGGGCAGAAAGGGACAATACAACATAGAAACCGATTCATATACACACTGAGGATGTATGAAACTTAAAGGTTTTGTTAATGAGACATACCCTGCCCGTTCCGTTGCAATCGAGACAGATAGGGCTGTAAATTGGTTTCTTGAGCAGGATCCACAGGACGAAAAGAATTATATCGCCCTGATTGGAACGCCCGGAACTGCCGTCTATAAAACTGCCGGCAACGGTCCCGTCCGTCCTGGCGGCCTGCACGTTTTTAACAATCAATTATTCGTTGTATCCGGCAATCAACTTTTTGATATTAGCGCGGCTGGCGTCGTATCGTCGGCACTCGGCACTTTACAGACATCCTCCGGGCCTGTCAGCATGGCGGACAACGGCTTATCGCTTGCGGGTGTCGGTGGGAATCAGTTAATGATCACCGATGGTGCAGCCGGGTATATCTATCGGCTATTAACTCAGATGACTTTTACCAACGGCGCGGTCAATCCTACCGGATTAACTATCCAGAATATTGCAGGGACGGCCACGGCCTTTGTTGTTTCTGTTACCGTTACATCAGGTTCATGGGGTGCAGGGACAGCCGCCGGAACCTTAACCGTGAACGCATGGAACGGGGTCAATTTTGCTACCGGGGCAGGGACTAATGTTTTCAAATCAGGCGGGCAGAGCGTTCAAATAAATTCCAGTTGGACGAATGGAAGCCCCGGCTATAATGTCTTTACTGCCCCAAATTTCAATATCACGGACGCAGAGGCGTACTTGCCGATGACCTTTATAAACGGCAACCTCGACCCTACCGGGCTTGAAATTCAGAATCAGGCAGGAACCGCGACGGCCTTTGTTGATTCTGTTACCTTGACCTCCGGTTCTTTCGCCGCCGGAACCGCCGCCGGAACCATGTATCTTTATAGCTGGAATAATATAGCATTCAGTATTGGTGCGGGCACTAATGTTTACATTAATTACGGTGGTTCACCGGGGGCATACAGCCAGACCAAAAGCCTGTCGGGCTGGTCATCGTCATGGCCTTACGGCACTACCCATTTATCACAAAGCGGATTCGGCTTCTATATCCCCACCGGCGCAACTATAACCGGAATCTCGGTTCAATATTCAGGAACAGCGTGCAGCACTACAGATGAGGCCATCGAGTGCTACTTAATGAAAGCCGGAGTTGGGGTCAATGTAGGAAAAAACGCTTCCCTTATAGACACATTATGGCAAAATAACGCAGTACCGCTACTGGGCAGCTCGGCAGATTTATGGGGCAACACGTGGGCACCTTCAGACGTTAACAACAGCGGGTTCGGAATAAGGACTCATGGGTCAAATTATACCGGCGTTACTCAGACTTGGAGCTGCACGACCATCACTATCACCGTCTATTACAATATCCTCGGCCAATATGCGTTCGCGGAAGCCACGGAGCAGCCTCAAGCGATTTCTTTAACTTGCGCCGCCGCTTCAATACCGATGACGAGCGGGTACTCTTATCAAATTGTTGCTAATCTAACATCGACCAATGGTCAACTTCCAACCTTGACCGGAACTAACGGAGTCCCTTCCACACCGCTTGTGGCCGGAACCAATACGATAAACTTCACGGCTACAGGTACATCAACCGTCTTGACTCTGACCAGTACAAGCTCGGCGGTCTTCAATGTGGACTTTACCATGACGTATCTGTATTTGACAGCCGTTGCAGAGGCCACTTCACAGCCAACATCGACCTCCGCTTTCAGCACAATATCAGGCGGCGGCTGGCCGGGTACAGCATCTCAAGTCACTTTCATGGATGGCTATTTTATAATTAACGTGCCGGGCAGCATGTCGTTTTACGTATCTAACCTCTATGACGGCACGACGTGGAACGCCTTGGCTACTTCTCCCGTGGCGGCCTCTCCGAGCATATTGCTTGCCGTAACGACCCTTCATCAACAGTTATGGCTTATTAAAGACCGTGATTCAGAAGTCTGGTACGATACAGGAACCGCCACATCTACCGGATGCCCATTTTCAAGAATTTCAGGGGCGGTTATCGGGTACGGCATTGCTGCGCCGTTTAGTCTTGCGAAAGGCGACAATTCCCTTTTGTGGCTTGCCAATGAAAACAACAACGAGCAAGGACTTTGCGTCGGCATTGTGGAAATGACCGCTTATGTCCCGACCATCATATCGCCGCCGTCAATAAATTATCAGATAAACCAATTCAGCGTGATTTCTGACGCTATCGGATATTTCAGGGCGATAGAGGGACATAAGTTTTACGTCCTGACCTTCCCGACCGCTAACTGGACAATAGTTTACGACGCAAGCAACGGACAGTGGCATGAATGGTCAACCTATGTGGGACCGACCTATGTTGAAGGCACGTCGAATATTCCCCCGCCGCGTCACATAGGAAACTGCTTCTGTGTCTTTCAAGGCATGCACCTTGTAGGCGATTGGAACTCTGGCAATATCTATCAACTGTCTTCCAATATCCTTACCGATAACGGCACGCCAATAGTCAGCATCAGGATTTCAGCGCATGAGCAGGACAAGGATGATCTTGACAACATATTTATCTCCAAGTTTCAGCTTGATGCCCAGGTGGGGCAGGGTGAAGTTGGTGGTGCTACTCCAAACGCTTATCTGGCATGGTCGGACGATGGAGGCAATACGTACGGTAATTCATATCCGGTTTCAATGGGTACAGCCGGACAATACAAGACACGCATGATATGGCGCAAGCTTGGACATTCGCGTGACAGGGTATGGATGCTGATAATCAGCGATCCGATTCAAAAAGTTATTTTAGGAGCCTATGTAGACTGATGAGCGACGTTGCGCTTCAGCAGATAGCCACAGCGATAGCGAATATGCAGAGCGTGAATGCGCTCACCCCCGCCACCGCCGCACAGATTATCGCAGGGTCTCCGGCAGGGGTGTATATTGCACCTGATCAGTTGAATCTGGCTAATATTGTCTTAGCTCCACAGATCAGACCTATTTCTGCTACTGTTGGGGCAAATGCTCTGACTATCAACCTTGCGAATACTGCACTTGATTTCCGATCCGCTACACTCACAAGCGGAACAATCACTTCGGCGATAGCAACAGGTGCATTATCCATAGTAGTTCCATCTACTGCAACTCTTGGAACTATCAACGCTGTTCAGGCAATGCTTGCCGTATTGGTGGCGTATAACGCAGGGACTCCTATTCTTTGCATTGTTAATATGGCAGGGGGAGTAAATCTTGATGAAACAACCGTCATCAGTCCAACGACAATAGATACGGGAGCTGACTTGGCAAGCATAATCTATTCTGCTTCGGCTTGTGGGGCGAGCACACCTTTCAGAGTTGTCGGCTATATCCTTATTACGGAGGGCACGGCAGGGACATGGGCAACTGCCCCATCTTTAATTCAAGGTGTAGGTGGTCAAGCCTTCGTTAATCAGCAGACACTTGGCATGGGGCAAACATATGTAAATTACACAAGTTCTGGAAGGACATTAGGCACTACTTATTATAACACAACAAGTAAACCTATCGCTGTTGATGTAAGCACATATAAGGCAGGCGGGAATGACACATTAGCGGGGTACGTTGCTGGACAGGCTATAGCCAACACCCTATGTGTTGCTAATAACCAAGGAAACATTTATTTCATCGTTCCTCCGGGAATGTCTTATGAAGTTATAGGGACAACTATAAATT